ATAGCAAAATACTCCCCATTCTTGTTTGTACTCCAGCGACCTGCGGCCTTGGAGTCGGATGCTAGTGACACATTGTTAAAAATGTGTTGGTAATCGTCCGATCCAACCAAGTTTCTAACTTTTCTACCAAATCCTACGGCTAATTCTGCGGTGTGTGCCGTTTGAATCACCTTTCGGTCAGGGTATTTACCTAAATACCATGCAGGAAACAGATGAGAAGCAAACTCTGACTTGGTGTGACGGGGTGGCATGTTGACAATCAGGCGTTTTAGCTCGCCCTTTGCGATCCTGTTGAACGCATCAGCCATTACACGGTGATGGTCACCTTCAATAAAGGCTGGCCACACATGTTTTACAAATCCTAAAAAGTCTTCGTGGGCAGTTTCCTTGGTTTTTGCAGACTCAAGCTCATCTAAAAGCCGCAAGATCTCCATTTTCTCAACATCTGGCAATTGATCCAGCTTAGACTTAATAGAATTAATGTCAATTTGCATAGTTTGTGCTCATAATTCATAGTCAACTTCGTTAAGAGCGCACCAATATACAACTTCTGATACAGAAAACTCACCAAGTTCTGCATAGTCCATAACAATTCTACTCAAGTCGTAGAACATTTGGCTTTCTCTTTTAAATCCAAGTTTTGTTAAATAGTCTTCTAAAATATCAGATGCAGATTTTCCGGTGTAACGGACCTTGCCATTACCGTGAGATGTATAGTCTTCCATGTGAAACGCTGCTTTTGATCGCGTCCCTCTCATAGAAGCAGTAGCAGAGCGATACGCTTCAACTGCTTTTTCAATTGCTGACGTAACTTCAACTAGCTTTATTGGAAGTGGCTTAGTAGAGGAGGTCGTTGCTCCTGTTTTTCCAATAATCTGCATGGAGCCACCTTTGATGATACCGCTCTGCAAGATCTAATGTGTCAATTATACCGTGTTTTGAAAAGAATGTCTTAATTCCTTTCGTGTGTTGTTCGGTGTGGCACATCCTGCAAAGCGGCACTAAATGGTCACTGGTGCCTCCAGCGCCACGGGACCTCATATGAGCAGGATCACTGGGTCCGTCTCGTCCGCACGCCGCACACGGCAAAGTTCGTATCCAATCAGCCTTAGGCCCGAACTGCCGTTCTCTTCGCTTCTCACGCTTTTCTTTTTTTGATATCGCCATTGTTGCCCAAGGGTGTGTACTAATGGAGACGGCCAGACTCGAACTGGCGTCCACCCCAAGCTCAACGCCTGTGAGGTGTCGAAACCTATCTCGTCCCCGATTTTCTTGCTATTGCTAATAAGACCTTAGGGTCAGACTTAGGAGTAGAGTAGGGGTTTACACCAAGCTCTACAAAGTCGTCAATCTCAGGGCAAACGCAGTCATAGACATGGCTGTCATGGAAGGCACACCACCACTCCTCGCACATGTCGCATTCAATCCAGAGTGGGGTGCTTTCGGGGTATTCCACCGCCGGTCCTGATTCAAGTTTTCTGAGTCTTGGCAATATACGTTGTTAAGCCCAGACCAACACCCCGAGTTCACAACAGCACAGCTAGACATCACAAAAAGCACTGCAAACAGAACTACATAACGGTAATTACCCCAAAACCAAGCTTTCATACTCAGCCTCTATCCAAACCTTAGCGCCACAAGACAGCGGGTTGTCCGGTGAGTAAACCACAACAGACGGACCATTGATTGAAACAGACGAAGCATACTCATTACTCTTGTATGTCTTCACTGTAATCACCGGCTCACACTTCTGCTTCTTCGCGTTTTGGCGAATCTTGTGCTGGTTGATATGAATCTTTGCTTTCACTTTGGCAACCCCCCCCCTATAGATAATATATAGTTAATAGATAATGTCTAGTATTAACTAGATATTATCTAAAAAAGAAAATAGATAATACCCTAGATATTACTTAGCTAGTTATTTTCTATCTAGATAATTACTAGTTAGATAATAACTAGCTGCAAAAACTCCAATAGCGCCAAACAAGGCTAAGACTTTTATTTTTTTTGTTGTAATTTTTTTCACGATCAGATTAGCGTTTGTCGAAAACAAAAAGGGTAGTTAAGGCCAGTAAAGGAATACGATAAAACGTGCAGAAGTTTACTTTAGATATTCCGGCGACAGGCCCCGAAACTGGGTGACCCCCCTATACTGGGGTTGGGCGGCAAGCATAATTATGCAGGGAGAGTGAATAATGATAACCGAAGAAAGACCGTACGCAAAAAATCCTATGTGTCTTGGCCCCTCCCTAGGGTTGAAGTTTGTTGTGCTGATCTATTGCGGGTTATTGCTACAGGCTGTATTCATTAGGGGCTATTTGAAAACTAGGGTTAAGTGAGGGTCCATCATCGACATGGCGCGAGCCATGTCCAACAAGGATGGACACAATGGGAAAAGATTCCCACAAAAACAGCGGCACGCTCTTGAGTGTGGCCGCGAGCCTGATCGAGAAAGCGAATCGGGTGGTACAAAAAGCTGATCAGGCAGACGGTGCTAGATTCGTCTGGGCCCTGATCTACTTCAACGAGAACGCAAGCAAAGACGCCGACTTTGGTCGGCTCTTCGAAAAGCTGTCTCAAGAGATCGTGGCCTCTGGCCCGACAGCCAGAGGACCAAGAGGGTCAAACATGACCTTCTGTCGGTCGAGGATTCAACAAGTCGCAGCCGCTTTTTATAGGTGGCATGATCACAAGGACTTTCAAGCAGGAGTCAAGTCGATCCTAGCTAAGGTCTCTTGGGAACTAGTGACTACGGTCGACAAGGAAGGTGTAGAGACCACAAGAGGCGTGGTTACACCGGCGACCGGACAGTCGGCACTACCTAAACAGCCAGAGTTCTTGCAGATGGTCGCGCTAGTAGAGCGAGACGCGAGAACGACTAGCTCAAAGGTAAACGACCCGACAGCGGTGAAGGCGCTAGAAGCGGCGATAACAACCGCCAAAGCGCCCCTAACGGTCACAAGCCCCGTAAAGGGTAAAGGAGTGACGATCAGTGCCGCGAGAGCGCTAGAGGCTAAGATCTCGACGCGAGTCGCTAATCTGAATTCAGTCGGGCAGGCGCTAAGAGCCCTAGAGGTTCATCAGAACGCCGACCGGCCAGTATGGGAGAAAAGATCCCTAAGGATGGTCCCAAAAGGCGGGACTGCTAAGGATCAGACTCTCTCAGTCTACGTTAAGAAAGCGAAGACAGAGAACACCAAATAGCATAACCTAGGACCCTCACTCAACCGGCCCCCGTCTCGAAGTTGAGGCGGGGGCTTTTTCGTGCCTATACGCGAGCGCCAGATGCATAAATATGCGCCAGACCCTCCCTCCAAAACACATAGGATTTTTTAGCCCCTCCCTTTGTGAGCCCCTCGCGCGAACGCATGGGGGAATCGATTGTATTCAAGTAGTCGCATGGCGGAATCGAGACGCCCCTACCCTCCCCAAGTATTCGCATGGAGGAATCGACAGAACCTAAGTAGTCGCACGGTGGAATCGAAAGAAAGCAGGTAGTCACACGGTGGAATCGACAGGGTAGTGCGGACCCGAACAGAACCCGTACGCAAAAAACATAGGATTTATTGGAGGGAGGGGTCAAAAAACATAGGATTTATTAGAGGGAGGGTATAGGATCTGGTGGCAAGCCCTTAGGGTGGGCCTCTGGGCTACTCTTTCTAAGCCTATATCACGCCTCTGAGAAAAACCCTGACAGCTTGTCCTGTAGCTCCTTCTGAATGTCCTCTGGGTTCCTGTGTTCTACCACCACAGTAGAAGATTCTTCGAAGACGCCCTCACTCTTTCCTAGTAGCTCCAGTGCCCGTACCCGTGTGGATGGCGGGTTGCTGTCGTCCATGGCTTCAGACTTGAGGCGCTCAAGAACCCATCTGGCGTTGAGCTTTTCGTGGGTGCGCTTGGCTTGCTTCTTGTCGGCCTTGAGATCTTCGACAGCTTGGCGCACATGGTCCTTCTTCATTAGGCGAGACGCAAGAACGTGGACGGTCGAGTCCTTGCCCTTCGTATCGTACGCCTTTCGGTACGCTTCCGTCTGGGTCAGGCCAGACGCCACGAATCCCGCGAATGCGCTCTGCTTCGGGCTTAGCCCCTTGGGTATAGTCATATACCAACTTAAACGCTAAGGCTTAACCGTCAATTACTTGAGCTTTTCTGTTGACGCATATTGTTACAATATTGTTACCATGTACCCCTATTGACAGGCTGTCCGTTCATATAGATTCAGGCACGTTTCAGCAACGGGCCAAAGCGCCCCAAAAAAGGAAAACAAAATGTTCAACCCGATTCAAGACGCCACCGTTACCAAAGCCATCCACTCCCGCTTCGACATCGACCTCCGTGATAAGTCAACGGAGGAGTTGGTCGAGATCATTAACTCTTGCGGTAACTGGTGGAAGAGTGTCATGAAGAATGTACTGCCAAGCAGCGGGGCTAAAGTGGAGGTCATATTCGCGA